GCTTCTCTAAGGGTCACCCCCAAAACAAGCGACACAGGATTCCAAGATCCGCCGTCGCAACCGACCCTTGGGGCCCGCCAGGATATTCTTGGCGGGCCCCAAAACGTCACGGCCGATCGCGCATCCCGCGCAACCTCTCGAAGTAGCCCTCGACCTCGACGTCCACCCAGACCCTCACGACCGCGGGGCAGGACTCCATGTGGGCTTCAACCGTCACTGGCATCAGCGGCGGCTCAGGGATCGCGACGACGCGCTGCGGCCCGTGCGCGCAGGCGAGCGCGATGAGCGCGACGCTCGGCAGGACTGAGCGCACGCCACGCACGCTCCCGCGCGTCACCTCGCTCATACGCATCTGCGACTCCTTCCGCCTGGCGCCGTAGCTCTTCGGCCCGGGCACGCTTCGCGCGCTCCTCGCCGACCTTCGTGCTCGACTTCCACAGCAGAACGCCGGTCCCGGCGACCGCGCCCAAGGCGATTGCGATCAGCTCCAGGGACGGCACCTACAACGTGAGCTTGGACCGCGTCAGCCAACGCAAGCCGAAGTTTCCACCGGCAATGAGGATCGTCTGCCACATCGGATCGATCGGCGCAGCCTGCGCCGAGCTCATAACGTAAGCCAGGGCAGCGGCTATGGCGTTGAACCACAGGGTCTTGCTCAGGATCCACTTCTTCACGGCATTCCTCCTCCGCCCGGCGTCCTAGCGGCGTCCACGGCGGCTTCGAGGGCCTCGGCGTAGTCCGGGGCCTTGTTCGTGAGGATAGCCTGCCAGCTAGCATCGACGATCCTGAGATCCACGATCGCTGCCGCGTTGGCATCCGCCTGGGCTTCCACTTTGGCAACCCGATCATGCTGGATGTTGGCGACCGCCTCGGTCAACGTGGCGATCTCGACTCGGGCCTCGATCACGAAGCCGCCCATCACGACGATCGTCGTCGTGGCAAGCCCCGCGAGCCACTTCTGTACCATCATTTCATCGCCGAGATGAGTGTCTGGATCCCGAAGCCGACAACGCCGAAGATGACCACGGACACGCTGATCGTCGTGTAAATCTTCGTGTTCAGCGCATTCGTCCGCAGCTCGATGGACTGAAGCTGCACCTGCGTGGCGTCGGCGATCATCTTGAGATTCCGTAGGTCATGGCGGATCTCCTGCACCTCTCGCGTCAGGTTCCCCCATTCTCGACCGCTGGGGCCGTTCGATCCGGCGGCCTCCATCACTCGACGACCTTCACAGTCCACTTCTCGATGTATTTGAGGCCGGCGCCGCAGGCGAATTCGCCCTCGATGCCGACCAGGCCGTGGTCCGGCAGCACCAGCGTGTCGGGCACGGTGCCGGCGAAGCCCCAGGCATCGCTTCCAGCCGACACCGTGCCATATTCCTGCTGCGTGATCGGGCCCCCTAGCTGGATGCGGACCCGTCGACCGACGCTGACCGTGGCGCCCGCTGTCGTGCTGGTGATGATGCAGTAGGACGCTTGATTTTCTGCGGTGTCACCGTCCTCGGTGGCAGTCGAAAAGCGCACGAACGTGCTCGACTTTTTTGCCAGACTCAGGTCATCGGTTTCGTACTCGATCTCGTCGCTCTGGTCCGGCGTCACATCGGCAACGGTGACCGGATACTGGACCGATGACGCGCTCTTCTTTACGAGCCGCACCGGATGGCCCGCGACGATCGCCTTGAATATCCCGGTATTGAGCGTCAACTCGTTGAAGTCGGACCCGGGTGTGACGGTCGAAATCGTGTACTGCACGTCTGAGCCTTGATCGAAAAGGATGCGAACCGAATCGCCGACCTCGAACGGGAAAGGTGAAATCACCGGGACTTCGAGCACTGTCCCCGACTCCGCGACGGCCGAGCGAGTCCTCGTAACGAGCTCCGCGATTCGGCATTCCTTGCGTTCGTTGTACAAGCGGATGACTGCAGACCCAGTCGGGCTGGCAGCGTTTAGCGCGACCTGATCGAGTGCGGCTCCTGTGGTCTGATTCGTGGGGCCGATCGGCCAGTAGACGACGTTGTCGCCGCGACGGCTGAGTGTGTTCAATTGTCTCATTTATTGACCTCGTAGCCGAAGCTGCCCACGGCGGGGACGACCTCGCGGCCCAGTCCCTTCACTGCACCGAGTACCTCTCGGCCGAGGACCGAAACCGACGGCTCCACCCCTACCCCCATCGTAGCCACTGCGGGGAGAGCCTCACGACCCAAACCTGCGACGGCCGGCATCACCGCCCTCCCCAGCGTGATGACGAGGCCTCCCTCAAAAGGCGTCGGATAGAAGAAGACCGGCGCCGGGAAGACAGCGTCCCGGTAGGAGCGCACCACGACCTGTGGTCGGTAGACCCCGCCATACGGATGCCAGCCACCGCGAGGCATCAGCTTGACCGCTCTTCCCAGATGATGTTGAGGCCTGCCCCGGTCAGCGACGCACCGACCAAGAGCCGGACACCCAAGATCTGCGTAGCCCCGAGCGTGATCTCAAGCTCTGGAGTCGCCAGCCAGACCATCTCCTGCAAAATGTTCCACCCGACCTTTACCGTCAAATCGGTAGTCGCGACATCCGCGGTAGGGAGCCTGAACGCAGTCGCAGACGCTGCAACCGAGGTGATATCCATCTTGTACTCGTCGAGTGCGGTTCCACCCGTTCCGCCACTCGTTCCACGCACGAACTGGACTCCGTTCATGGCGAGCGTAGTCGATCCTGTCTGCCACACGCGGATCTCCTTCACTTTGCACAGGACGCCGGCGGCGCCCTTCAGCCTGAAGAAGTCGTCTTGGTCGGTTGTAGGCTGCCCACTCATATTCGCCGTGTAGAGCGACATGTCATCTCCTCATCAGTATGTTCGGCGCCGGCGTATGCTCGTACCGCCGCAGGTAATCTGAATCCAGAAGGTAAGAGATCGTCAGGATCGCACCCTTCAGACTGTCGCGAGTCGCCGTCGTGCTGTTTTGGCCGTGAAAGATTCGCTCGGCACTGTCGGTCGTCTCGGCCACGCCGCTGATCCGGATTCCCAGGAAATCGTCGGCGAGTGATGCCCGCGCGCCGAGTGCGGCGTTGAGTGCGGACTGGAAGTTTGGCAACGCCAGGTCATGCGGAGGCGCCGTCGGGCCGAACGTGTAGTTGCTGCCGCTGGTGAAGTTGATGACGCCGTCGATGTCATCCACTGCGGCAGCCGCGGCCACTGCGTGGATCCTGTCTCCCGTCAGGAAGTTCGTCCTCGCCCGGAAGCCCTGGAGCTTTCGGCCAGGGTACGCGTAGACCGTCATGTTATCTACGGCGCCTTCGTCGGCTGGGACGTTCGGCGTTGCATCTGAGTCGAACGTGTCCAGCACCCCGATTTTGATGCTTTCGTCGCCGCTTCCGCCCGTGATGTCGAACTCGAGGTGATACCTGACACCCTCGGTCACGACGAACGGGTCGGCAATCGTGAAGTCATTCCCGGAGATCGCTTTTAACGTTACAGATCCGGTGGGCAGGAAACTATCTACGTCGTACTCGTCAGTCTCCGCTATCAGCGTGTCTTTCGAGTACGCGCCGGAAGAGCCGGTCGCCGTGTACAGCTTCAGCGTGAGCTTCGCACCGCCGGTCGAACCAGACTTGCCCAGATACGCGAAGAACTTGTTGATTCCGAGGCTGGCGTTTGAGTTCGCCACCCATGTCTGGCCGACATTCCCAATGCCGGAGCGTATAGAGGCAATCCGCTCGAAGGTGATGTTGTGCGAGGCCGGCTCGTCGTCCCAAAGGGATGTGAGCGATGGGAATATGTCGGCGTCGGGAGAGAACCGGATGCGAGCATCGTGATACGTCGTCGTCTGCCGGTTAAGCCTACTGTCAAGCTCCATCACGCTGAACACCGTCTCGGTCATTCCGATTGAGTCGCTCGACGACGCCTTCACCTCGATGCTCCAGTCCGACACGAACGCACCCAGCGGGATCGAGCTTGTGTCGTAATGCATCACGGCGCCCCAACTCACGGCCCCCTTCGTTGCTGTGCGACCAAAGGTGGGGGTATCGGGGTTTTCGACAGATAGACCCTTCTCGTATCGGGCGTCACCGCCCAGGTCTGGGTTTACAGCCGGAACCGCCGGCGTAAGGGAAACGGTCGCCATGCATCAGCTTCCATCGACGCCGGTGCGTTCAGAGTTGTCCCCGGTCTTGTCGTCAGCGTAGAGCGTGAGTGAGTCTTCCATGTTCTCAATGTTGTTCCACTCATGCTGGAACTCTACGGCCTCGGTGTCATCTGGGTTGCGCCTACGCACGACGCAGAACATCTCCCCGGTATCCGTGGCGAGCTCATTGTCGAGCAGCCACGCGATGATGCTGCGAACCCTGGAAAGGTCAGGTGGGTTCTCCATATCGCCATCGAGGAGATCGGGAAGCATGGGCGCCATCCTGCAGGTGAAGCAGGTGTTCTCCTCGTTGGCTGCCGACAGCCGATACAGACCCCAGGCTCCCCACAGCTCGCCATCCTTGAAGACAGCGAATGTCACCGTGATGTAGCCGGAGCCGGACCCGTCCTCGCACCACTTCGACGATGCGTTGTTCCATTTTTCCTGCGATGCGTCGGAGATCCTGTGCCACACGGCTTGCGTCGCGATCTCCAACTCTCGGTTGCCTTCGACGTGCAAGAAGGCCAGGTCGCCGATCTCGAAGGGGAGGATCCGCATCAGAACTCCGCGCTCGCCGTGAACTGTTGCGCGTAGTGGGCGTCATTCACACCGCCCGCAGATACCTGCCCCGAGACGACGGTCGAGTCCGAGGTGAGAGTCGCATCGGAGTTGATCGCGGCGGCGCCCGGGGTCCCGTCGATGCGGTCGGCGCTCCCGGCGGCGGTCGACCCCGGGTTGTACTCCACCACGGTAGGCACCGCACGCATCACGGCTGGGAGCTCCCAGCTAATCCAAAGGTCGTTGGCCTGCTGATGCGCGACTCGCGCCCCGATGCGGCTCACGTTGTCGCCGGGAGTCGTGTCGTAGGCGAAGGTCTTGGCGTAGTAGCGCTGGCAATTCGCGAGCTGCTGCGAGAATGGAACGTGGTAGAAGTCCGAAGCCACCGCCTGCGGCTCCAACTGGAAGAGCCCGAGGTCAAGTTGGTCGCCTGTGCTGTGCGACTTGTCATCGACGTAGACGAGCCAGCCAAGGTTGAGCGCACCCGATGTCACAGATACGTTCGGAAGCGAGAAGGATTGCCATATCGTCGATAGGGTGTACGTCGCGTTACCGATGACGGACCAGTTTATTCCCCCGGTTACCAGCGCCGGTGCGGCTCCCCAGGTTCCCACAAGATCGCGGGCAGGCGCATCCACAACCGCGGGGCTCACCGACTCCAGCAGGACAGCCCGGATCGCGCCGATAGCGTTCTGGCTCTTCGCGCGAAACGAGAATGACGCAACGCCACCGGCGTACTTGAACGCTTCCGTGCTTTCGAGAATTCCACCGATCCCGAACTTGTTTGTCGATCCACTTGCTGTCGACGTGAGGCGCAGGAAATAACGCGATCCCTGCCCGCCGCCGCCGCTTTGTCGGGATACGTCGACATCATTGATGGCCGCCTCCGACAGGACGATTACGTGATCGGCGCAGTACGTCGTGTCATCGGCAGCCGCAAAGGATGTCCCGCGCTGCCAGACGGCGAAGTCGCCGTTGATGATGTCGTTACCTCGCGACTCACGCGAGATCGCCTCGTAGTAGGCTCCGTGCTGGTTGTCGAGCAAGTCCGCGTCGATGGTTCCGCCCGCGCCCTCGGTCTTCGTCGCAACCGTGGACAAGTCGTCAATCGTTGGAATCTCACCCGGGCTCTGGGCGAGCGTCGCGCCGGTTGGGTGAAACGCGGCTTCGTCGATCGTTCTGGCGAAGTAGCATTGGACGAGAGTTACCGTTGCGTCGGGCAGTGGGGCCGTCGCCCAATCGTTCGGGTTCACGATCTGCTCGAGGGTCACGTTGATCTGGCCCGGCACGCCACTGTACGCGCTCACAGACGCGATACGGCCGATCACTGTCGTCGGGACCGTCCCCGTCCCCGTAACTTTCACCCAGGATCCTACCGTGAACTTATCGGTAGCATTGGCGCCTTCGGCGTCCGTCACCCGGAACGTCGTCGTGCCAGTCCGCAATAACGTGAAGTCGCCACCTGTTTCGCCGAGTAGGTCGACCCACTCGGAATTTTCGTACCAGCGCCGGATCGCACCCATGTGCTCCCGACCCCGGTCGTTGACCAGGCTCCGCGCCATACCCTCGGGCATCCCCGAGCTCGCGGCCTGGTCGTTATCGCCGTCCGTCGTGCTCCACTTTGACAGATTAGCCATCTATGTACCTGATCCATAAATATGTGTTTCGTGTCAGAGCCTCGTCGTATGCCCAGAGGAAGTTAAGGCCAGGGTTTGTATTAGTACCATCTATCGAAACCGTGAGTTTGTCCCCTGCGGCAGGCGTCCAAAGGAAGGACGCATTAACTAATGCCGACGATGGCATCGTTGCTGAACGAGCATTCGGGTCTGCGATTGTGCCGAGCGGTCCGATCGAGATATCGTATACGTTGGTGCCGGCCCCGGCACCGCCGGACAGCGAGAGATTTATTCGGTACCGCCTCGACCCGTTGGCGCCACCCATCGGGAATACAACTGCCTCAAAGCTCGGATAGACTGTTTCGGCGCTAGTCCATGTAAAGGCCGCGCCTTCGATGAACAGATCGGGGCCGCGAATGTTTTCCCCGGCAGCGTCCGTCACGTTGAGCAAGTTATCGGGGTAGAGCTTCGAGGTCGTGCCGGCGTCCGTAACGTCCGTGCCACCTACAGCCACGAACGTATTGTTCGCGCAGATCGTATCCACCGCACCGGCTTGGATGTCGACACCCTTTCCTGTGACCGTATCGAAGTGATTCCCCGTGACGGTCGCCCGGGACGCGCCGCTTTCGATCTGCACGCCATCTCCACCAATGTCGCGGAATACGCAGCCGTGGATGACTGCATCGTTTCCGTTGACCTGGAGGACTACGCCATCTCCGGTCGACTCGTCGAACACGCAGTTGGAAATCGTGAGATCAATCCCGGCGGATTGCAGGCTGACACCGGTCTGGTTGCTGAACCGGCAGTCCGACAGCGAGACTCGCATTGCGTCGTTGTTGATCTGGCAGCGCAGCCCTTGGTGGAACTGCACGCCGCTCACGATGATGTCACCCGCCTCTTCCGGGGATGCGGCAAGCCCGTCGATTAGCAACGGCAGTGCGGAAGCTCCCGACATGTTGACGACACCATTGGATACCTGGACGTATCTCCCGAGGATGCTGAGCCCGTTTGCGTCCGATTTCGCTCCCTCGATCTTGAAGTTCGTCAGTTGCGAGAGCCGACCGCCGCCAGCGCCGCCAGCGCCAGAGGTCACAGCCCCGAAGACGATCCCGGTGGCCGTCGCTCCCGTCGATGCGGTCAGCACCACGTCGATGTTGCTCATCGCCACGCTCTTCGAGTCGATGTTGAACGCAAAACTGCCAGAAGACCCGTCACCATCGGCGTGACCCGGGTCAAACGCAGCGCAATTCGTCACCGAGAATCCACGGTTGACACCGTTCGGGTCGAGGATGCGGATTCCATTTCCACCTGGCTGCTGGACGTAGATGCCATCCATCGAGCAGTCGCGATAGGACTGTGACGTCGGCGTGACGTCCGTGGCCGCGAAGACAACCGCTTCGCCCCACACTCGGTAGAAGAGTAGGTTGTGCAGCACAATGCGCGTCAGGTTGTCGTTCCCGACGATTCCGTTGCCGGCAGTCTGATTGACGGAGTTGCCGTTGAACTGGATATCGCGAATCGTCACGTCCGCACAGTCATCCGCGATGTTCAGCATCGTCACGTCCGCGCCGGCCGCGAGCACCAGAATCGTCACGCCGATGCCTAGTCCCTGAATCGTCACGTTCCCTGGGGCAGGGATCGAAATGGCTGCTTCCAAGTCGTACTGCACGGCGTCGAGTTGGACAATCTGGCCCGTCGATTGCGCCGATACGATGGCTGCATTGATCGCGGCAGCGGTTCTGCCGTCTGGGAACACGAACGGCGGCGTATCGTCGTTGAACGCGTTGCGCCCAAGGCTCTCGCTGCCGCCCAGGTAGAACGCGGAGATCCCGTTCGCGGTCGCCGGTACCGCCGATGTCGCACCGCTCCAGAACCCGATGGTGAGCTGGGTATCTGGGTCGCCGAAGGCCGAGACGGTGACGAAGCCGTAGACATCAGCCCCGGCGTTGCTGATCTTGACCTTCGTGCCCACCGGGAACAGTGCCGTGGCATCCAGCGCACCGATGTTGACCAGACCGCCGGACTCGGTCACGGTGTAGTCGCTGACGAGTTCGCGCCAGTCCGGCTGGTCCCACTGCCGCCGGAGCACGGCCATCATCTCGCGACCGACGTTGTTTACATCGCTTCGCGCCATGCCTTCCGGCCAGCCGGCCGCCGGCAGGGTATCGACGTTGGACGCCGCAACGGTCGACCAGTCCTTGATCTCAGCCACCGTCGATTACTCCCTGGCTAATCAAGTAGGCCTCGCGAGCTGCTGCCCGGCCCTTCTCGCGCGCCGCCTTGGCGCGCCGCTCGCGACGCGGCCTCCTCATCTCGTCTACCTCGCGGCCAAGCGCACGATCCTCACGCCTTGCCTTTCGCCTCGCAACGTCGCGGGCGCGCTTCAGATAGCCACGCATCAACTGCGACTTCGCCGCGTCGTTCGCGCGTTGGTATCTGCCGCTCGACACCCTCGGGACAACGTAGCGCTCGAAGGCTGGCCCCATGTGCTTCGTCACGATTCGGTCCCAGGCGTCGTTGCCCGACCCCGGGAGGATCTCGCCACGCGAGAATTGGAGTCGGTCGAGTTCCTTCTCGGCGGCGTTCTTCGGGCCGCGAATCGTCGCGCCGGTCAACTGCCGGGCGCCCGGGGCCAAGTTGACCGGAGGCGCTGCGCGAGTCGGGAGTTCCCGGTCCGGCAGCCCCTCGGCGGCGCCAAAGGCAGCGAGCTTCGTGCGGAACTGGCCGAACATCGGGTCTGCATTCGCATCCTTGACGGCGCGCGGATCCCCGCCCATCGCCTGGTCGAAGCTCGCGAATGCATCGTTGAGCTGCTGGAATGGGACCAGCATCCCAGACCATGCCGCCCCCGCGTAGCCGGCCACTCCCCGTCCGAACGCCTCGGCCTGGGCCTGGGCCTTCTCTTCCGGCGGCAGGTTCTCATCGACTTGGAGGCCTTGCGTCCAGTCGTCGAGTGCCTTGTCGAGGATGAAGAGCCCCGCGCCGGCGCGCATGTTCACCGCGAGGAAGCCCATCGCAATATCGCGCGTGCTCATCCGGTTGAGCGTGCCGTCGCCAATCCGCTTGGCAACGTCTGCCGCGAACAGATAGCTCGCAAACGGGTTGAACGGCCGAGTGTCGAAGGTGCCGATATTCGGCTTGCCGGTGACCTCGTCCATCACGATGTTCCCGGCTTCGTCTCGCTCGAACATGTCGATGTTGAGGTTCTCGTTCAACCACTCGGCCTGCTCTGCCCCGGGGCGGATCTCGTACCACCTCTCTCCGGCGTACTCGGAGTCTCTGATCTGGTGGGCGGTCATAAGCATCCCGGTCCCCAGCGATGCCTTCGTGATCGTGGAGACGTCGCCCTGCGCGACCTTCTCCCACTCTGACTTCCGGTAGAGCATCTTCATCAGCCCGAGCGGGGAGTGCTGGTACTGCCACTTGATCGCGTTCATCATAAAGCGGGGGAACGGAATCACCTGCGTCAGGCGGACCGGCCCGACCCCCGTGTGATTGACGAGGTCGATGAATTTACCCGCGAAGCCCTCGGCTCCCATGGCATTGCGATTGAATTCCTTACCCCAGGTCATTTCGAGAGCGCGATCGACTGCCTGCTTGACGTGTGCGCGGTCGATGGTCCCGAGTTTCCCGGCGGACTCGAGGTCGGCAAGCTGCTTGCCTGACGCAGCGAGCGAGCGGTCGAGTTCCGATGCGAAGACAGCGCGCCGAATCGTGTACTCCTGAAATCGGTTGGCCGTATTCAGGATGCGCGCCGTGTTCTCGAAGCCACTCAGCACGCCCGTCTGCTTCAGTGCCGGGATCCCGTCGGCCTCCGAGGCAGACCGGAAGAAGAGCCGATGCATGTCATCCGTAAAGGACTCCATCTTCATCATCTCGTCGACTTGGCGCTTCGTTTTAAGGGGCGATACGAAGATCCGCGACAGCGGTCCCAGAGCGTCAGCCGAGCGAGCCGGGGTCCACTCCTTGCCGACGGCCCGAGCTCCGCCCCGGATGACTTGGTGCATCGCGCCTTCCATGATTTGGCCCATGGTGTTCACGGTCAGGTTAGCTACCTGCGTCTCTGCGTTCCGCATCGCAGTCGACAACTGGGTGACGAGCATCCCGCGACGGACGTTTTCCAGCCGGCGCCAAAAGCCCATCGGCTCGATGTCCACACCTTCAAGCTCGCGTAGCCTCTTGAAGTCGGCCTCCGATGCCCCGCCGCTCGCCTCAATATCTCGCAGCATGCGCTTCTCGGCCTTCCGCGCCGCCGACATCTGCTGGAGGATTCGACCGGCGTTCGACGTGGTCGACTGGAATCCCATGACGAACTCTTCCAGCGTGATGCCATTCGCATCGAGGATCGGCTTGATCTCGTCCAGATTCATCGTGCCCGATTGGATCGCCTCGCGGACGTTGAGCGTCACGCTCTTGCCAGGGTTGACCCGCAGGAAGCTCGCCGGCGCACCCTTCAGGAACTGCTTGTAGGCGTTCATCAGGTTGGTCGTGGTTTCGAGGTCGATCGTCTTGGCGACTCCCTCGGTCATCTCGTCCATGATCTTCATGCCATGGAATTCCGTCGCCCGCTTCACCGCTTCCGGCGGCGCATCCATCCGCTTGGCCTGCTCGGTAGTCAGGCGATCGAAGGCTGCGTGCTGCCCCTCGCGGTCCAGCGGGTTGATGACGCGAGTAGCACCGGCGGCGCGGGGGGTGGGGGCTTCGGCAGCCGTAGCGTATCGCCCTGCATCGGTAACATCTTCCACGCGAATCGGTTTGCCACGCACAACGCCGCCCGTTGCTGCACCTTGTACAAGTGCGCGACCAGCAGTCCCGTCTGGCGATGTCCTTAGGAATTCCGAAGAGGGGGAAACCTGCGATTTCTTGACTGTCACGGCAAGTATTCGCGGCCCCATCCCCTCAACCGAAATCGGATCTGTGCCAACGTAAATCCCATCGTCAATCGCTTCGATACCACGCCCTTGGCGTTGGGGTACTGCTTTGCCGCCACCTATGAGGTTTGCGGCGTTGGCATCAGACGTTGCGTGGAATAACGTAACCTCCGCATCGCCCGGCAATGCGTCAAAGGCTTCTGCTCGCTGTACTGGCGTACCCTCGCGGGTAGACCAGGGGATACGCGCACCCTCGGCGGCGCGGGGGGTGGGGGCGTTCGGGGCAGCGGCGCGCGACGCTCGGGCCGCAGCGATCCCGGCCTCCTGCTCTGCCACCTCACCGATCAGTGCCGCGCGACCGTACTTTCGGACCCCGGCCTCGACCAGGCCACCGGCTGTCACCGCACCGGCGATCCCGGCGCCGATCTGGGCAATCGTGCTGTCGGTGTGCTCGGCCGCAAGACCTTGCGCCGTTCCGCCGGCCGCGCCGGCCGCGAGCTCGGTGGCGGGCCCCGCGGTGATGAAGCGCGCGGCGCGCGCAAGCCACGGCACCTTCGAGGCCGCGGCAAGGGTTCCGACGCCGAAGGCCTGGAGGCCAAACCCCGCACCGTAGCCCGTGAGACGAGCGACGCGCCCTTCGGCCGTGACGGCCTCCGGTAGGTTCTCCTCCTCCCAAGCCCCGATCGCCTCGGGAATGTCCGTCTCAGGCAGCCCCATGGAGCCCAGCACCCAGTTAGCGCCGTGTCCGATGAGCTGTGCCGTGTCGGTGAAGGATTCCGCGAAGCCGTAGCCAGCCTGGCGCGTCGCTCGCTCGGCAGCACTCGAGCCAGCCGGAGACTCCTCGCCTGCCGGCGGCGGCAGATTGGGCGGCGGCTTCACAGCCTCTCGCGGCGCAGCAGTCGCGGTGCTCGCGGCTGGCGCCTGCGACTCCCAGTCAGCCATGATTCTGCGGACGTAATTCTGGGTTTCCTCGTAGGGCGGGATCCCCTCGTATTCCGCGACCGTTCTCCCGCCGGCGTTGTAGGCGGCCAGGGCGTGGTCCCAGCGACCGAAGCGATCCCTCTGCTTCCGCAGGTAGCTCGCGCCCCCCATGATCGACTGCTCGGCATCGAACGGGTTGGTGATACCCAACTCTTTCTGGGTGCCCGGCATGATCTGCATCAAGCCCTGCGCGCCCGCAGGGGAGACGGCGTCCGGGTCAAAGCCCGACTCGGCCTGGATCTGCGCCTTGAGCAGCCTGGGGTCGATGCGGTGCTTCACCGACGCCCTCGCGATGATGTCGTCGAATGCCGTCTCGCGCCCGCCGCGGCCGAGCTTGCCACGGAGGAACTCCGTGCTCTTCTCAGGCGACTTCGCGTAGGCCGCGCGGAACGTGTCGTTCTCGCCCTGGAGGCGAGCGATCTGCTCGGACTCCTCCAGCCCGAGGAAGTCCTCGCCGGCGAGGATCTCGTCGAGTCCCGCCACGGCTCACCTGCCTGCCTTCGAGGCGCTCAAAAGTGTCGCCCGCCGCTGATGGGTCTGTCGGGTCCACCGATGCCCAGGTGATCCAAGCCTCCTGGCCCCCACGCAGACCGTACTTTCTCCGCCTCGGACTCCAAGAAGCCCCGGATGTTCCCGGGGATGCGCTTCCAGTCCTCCAGCCTGCGCCGGTCACCTTCCGCGTCATATCCGCCGATGTCCGACAGGCTACCCCTTGAGTCCTCAAAGGGCTGACCTATCCGCGATAGGAACGCTCTGTTCCTATCCATTCTGGCCTGCCTGTCCTCTTCCGAGGGTCCACCGATGCCCAGGTGATCCAAGCCTCCCGGCCGCCACGCAGACCGTACTCTCTCTGCCTCCTGCTCCGACCAACGGTTCCACCACTCACCCATCCCGGCGGCCTGCCATGGCATGGCAGACCTTCCTCGCGGCATTGGCAAGTCAGCGGCGCGCGATGGCGCGTCCGTCTCCGCTATGTCGGTGAAGGATTCCGCGAGCGGCGGATCCGCATGGGGAACCCTCAACGCTTCCCACGCTGCCGAGCGCGGCACCTCGGTCGCGGTGGTAAGCCCCCCCACAGCAGCGGCGAGTTCGGCCTCGGAGCTAGCCGGGGTATCCGCGCCACGCTGCGGGCCGCCGACGCCCGTGCCTTCGCCACCCTCCATCGGGATAAGCGGCACGGGATCGTCTGGATTTACGTCGTTGTATCCTCCCCGCAGGATGTTCTCGAATTCCGCAGGATTATCGAAGTACGACATGAAGTCATTGATTTCACTGATGGCTTCGCGGACGCCAGCCTCTCGGTCATCGTAGAGTTGAGAGAGCCTCAAGGGGGTCAGGTTCCTAGCGATTAACCGATAGCCAGGCGCCTGCAGCTGGCGCCGTTGCTCCGTGGCTGATGTCGATGTCCACGGATTCCTTGGATCCTTGACGGGCCGTTTCTCCCCCGCGGTGTACCCGCCGCCAAAATTCTCTCGAAACTTTTGGTCGTAAGTACCAAGCGGCTCATTCTCGCCGAATGCGGTGTAGGCGTCCAGGCTGGGGATTCTGGCGGCAGTGAGCCCGACCGCGCGACGCGCGGAGTTGAATATCTGCAGATCTCGATTCGATGGCCCGTCTGGGCCCGACTCGCTGAACCTCTGGGCGATCTCCCTTGCCACCGCTCGCTGCTGCCCGGCTAGGAGGTTTGACTCCTGGGAGGCCACCGAGCGTTCGTACCCGAGGAACGGATTGTCGGAGAAGGCGGCAGCCCCCAGCGCCCGGGCGCGGCTGATTTCTCTTGGCTCCATGAAGAGCGACCCGTAATCGCGGTGGAAGTCGGCGCCGCGCAGCTCGGTACCAAACCCAGTGATGGCTTCGCGCTGGGCATCCGAGCCCGGCGGCGGCTCGACCCTCACCGTTTCGCCCGGCGTGACGTTGAGCGTCACGGGCATATGCCCAGTCTCGTCGAGCTCCTCGCGCGGCAGCATCGGCGCGTGCCACTCGCCGCCGTGCGGGAAGTAGCCGGCATCGAAGCCACGCGGACGCCCGATCTGGCCCATCAGAGAGCGCGACCCGGGTCGCCGCTGGAAGCGCTCCCTGCCCAGCGGCCGATCGCGCGGCATCTGCGCCGGGCCCGGAGAGATCGGCAGCGGGCGAGCGGACTGAACCGGCGCCTCGTAAGGCTGCTGGAGGCTGCGATCCATCTGGCCTTCCACGATCCGCCTTGCGCGACCCCGGGGGTCTTCCTTCGTGATCGGATCGAGCCCGTATGATGCCATCATGCCACCAGCGCGATCGGATATCGCACCGCCAGCACCGCCAGCGAATTCCCCAATCGCATTGCCGGCCTGCTGCATCGGGTTGATCATGCCGCCGCCATCGGTGGGGGCGGACGAGCCTTTCTTGCCCCCACCACCAAGCGCCGACCCCAATGCACCCTTAGCAAGGGTGCCACCGAGGCCACTCCCGAGGGCGCCGAGCATCCACCACACCATTAGGCAGCCTCCCCTTCGGCGGCGGCCCACTCGAAGAACGGCAGCCACTGGGCCCGCACTTCCGCATCGCACGCGATCTCTCGGGCGAGGTCGTACCCACTCGCCTCGTAGAAGGCGCGGAACGCATCGGCCTGGTCGCCTTCCCATTGCTCGAGGAGCCAGTGCCTCGCTGCCATGAACTTCGGCGTGAACCAGCCGAACAGCTCGGCCGCGGCCCAGCAGCTCATAATTCCCATGCCGAAGCTCGACGATTTGGCGTTGCTCTCCATGACCGGCTGGCCGCCCAGCATCTGGTAGAACTCGGCAAGTTTCTCGGCGCCGCCACGCTGCCCCTGCTCGAATCGAGCCACCAGATCGCTCAGTTGTGCCTGGGCCTGCTGCTCGCGCTGCATTCCGACCGAGCGCGCCGCATCGATGTCGCGGTAGTCGTAGTCCGCGAGCTGACCAGCCATCCCGCCTGCACGCGCCTGCTGCCCACGCTCAAACTGATAGGCACCGCCGTAGATGTCGGCGCCGAGCTGCCCCAGGCCGCGGGCGTAGCCCTCTCGCAGCACATCCTGCTGACTGGTGCCTGGCGTCCGGCCGGCGCCCTCCATCCGCGAGCCGAGCGCGTTCACCTGTCCGTAGTAATTCCGGCCCATATCGCGGGCCGCGAGGTCGTAGGACTTCGTCAGCCACGGGTTCGACTCGGGATCGAGGTAGTCGCCGCGGCTGGTCCGCATCTGCTCGTCCTGCGCCTGACGCACGCCCTCGGAACCCGCGGCGCTGCGATTGAGCGCACGCCCAAAGGCCCCTTGGCTCGCCGGATCGAATCCCGCCACAGTCGACCCGCCGTAGTATTGATACGGGCCCTGGCCGTAGAGATCCTGCGCCTGCGAGTAGATCTGCTTGAGATACGGCTGCTGCGCGGACCACGGGGCGGTCTTCGACCTTGACTTCGACCTATTGACGCTGATCATGCCATCACCTTCCCGAGGACGCGTGTCGTTTCGCCGTAGCCGTATTTCGAGAACACCTTGGCCCAACCAGGCCTGCCCAGAATCTCCACGGCATCGCACCCTTCGTCTCGGGCGAATTCCTCGATCGTAGCAACGAGATGGACCCAGCGTCGCATCTCATGCCCGCCCGCAGCGATGATCCGCACCGACTTCCAACCCGTTGGGTAGATCGCGATCTCCGTGAGCCATGCCGCGAGTGCCTCTTGATGTCCAGGGCACCACACCAACCACAGCATGTAGTCACCGTTCATCAGCTTGAGCCAGGCGTTTGCCACGTCCCCCTTCGGCGTTCGATCGTAGGCAGGCCTCAACAACGCCTTAGCGAGCGGCCATACCAGGCCGAATCCCTGTGGGTCCACCGCGACGAGGACAACCTCGTCAACCGTGGAGCACGACTCCGTACTCTCGATCTGCGCCGCCTGCTGCATGCGTGATCGTCACCTTCTCGTTGTTTGCCACGGCGAACGTCGTCCCCGCAGCGAAATCCACTGCTGCTGCCGCATTGCGTGGGCTCACAAATGCCACTTGATCGCTCCTCGCGTTGATACGGACCACCTCGGTGATCGTTCCGGCTGTCAGCGTGACCTTGAAGCTGTTATTGCCGTATCCCTTCTGGAGCTGGTTTGCGACCTGGGCGGCCTTGCGAACCTGCTCTTCGAGCTTGCCCTGCCAGATCTCCGGTACTCCGGGCTTGTCTGCCATCAGCGATGGCCGCTGGACTTGAAGTAGATGTCGAACCCGAGCGCGTTGTCGAAACCACTCGGCAGATTGATTCGGAACGTGTGGTAACGAGCATCGACCCGCAGGGGGGCATCCCCGTCCTCGTCAATCCTCGTCTCACGCGAGAAACTCAGGGCTGTCTCCTTGGCGCGGCCATGGCCGGCGACTTGCACCGTTGGAGAAACCGCATCGACCAGGACGCGTGCGCGGGAAGCCAAGGCCCTTCGACCAGGCGCGAGCTCGCGACGCCCCGTCTCGATCACCGCCGCGACCCCAGACCCACTGAAATCGGATAGCTTGAAAGCTGTGTCGTAGGCGCCCAGCGCGAGGTCGCCGACCGCCGCGATACGGTCGTCAAACGAGTCCGAAAAGACCAGATCGTCTGGGTCCGCGCTCGTACCCGAAGAATCAAGCGTGCGACCGACGGCGACCGCCTGGGTCAACCATTCCGCCGCCTCGTCGCCGTGGGAGAATCGATTCAGCCCCCAGTCGTAACAGAGGTACTTGTTCGGCACGCCGCCGACGTTGCCGGCCCCGGGGTAAAGCACCCAGATGCGCTGCTCACCTGGGTCGGATACAGCCGACACCCGACTCGAATTCGAGAGATCGATGTCGGCTAAAAATGTGCGATCGATGATCTCGCGACCGATCGGCACCGACTCGGTGTAGTCGAACAGATAGAACCCATCCTCCGCCAAATAGAACACACGCCGGCCGAAGGGCACGGCAATGGCAGGGACCAGCAGCCCGCGCAGTGGCTCGACCCGGTTGAGTTCGAAGACCACATCGCCACCGCGGTAGTCGGCTCGCCACACGGCACGCTCTTGGAAGATGGCCCCGACCTCCGCGCCCTGGATCACGCCCTGAACCGCGCCTCCGTCTCCCTGGAGCGGCTGGCGATCGGACTGCACAGCTCGAGCGACCTCAGTCCCGGGAGTCGGCCAGTTGAATGGATCGTTCACGGCCGACCAGTGGATCGCCGTCTCATCCCGGCCGTTGACCGCGTCGAACGTGTTCCCCATGACGATGAAGCTGCCGATCACGGCGACGTGGGCCGCGCGTGGCGCCACCGTTCCAGTCAGATCTGGGTTCCCCAACTGCTTGAAGTTCATCGAGGACGGCGGATTCACCAGATCGAAATACTGCGAGTCGTCGTTCAGGTTCACGGCGAGGACGTTCTTTTGGAAGATCGCGAACTCCCAGAACGTCTGGCAGTTGTACGCGCCGCCAGTGGTGCGGGTCACGTCGTAGTTGTTGTCCGTCAGCATCTGGAGCGTCAGCTCGGTGCCCACGACGTTGAACGGATTGCCTGACGAATCGATACCGGCAATTGCACCGCGAGGCCTCGCCGGGAGGGCGTTGAACCCTGCCAAGGGCGACAGGGCGTTCACTCCCTTGTAGCCGCCAGAGATCGGCACCGTATTCCGCGCCACCGCGAGCCCTGGGTTCGCAAGCGCAGGCAAGTCCGGCGCGTAATTCCCGAAGCCGACTCGCGCCTGCTCCATTACTACCAGACATCCATGTCGGGGCTCATTGCGAGAGGGCCGTGCCCGGTGCGCTTCCTCCACTCAGACTGTCGAGCTTGCTCGGCCGCGGACTGGTAGAGCGGCATCCACGTCTGCATGCGCTCGTCGTCTCCGACAAATGGGGCCATCTGGGTGAGCGATCCGTACAGCAGCGCGTCGGGGTACTCGACGAGGATGCGATTGCTCTGAGCGCCGGGGCCAAGGTGCTGGACACCCGCCTTGTAATAGAGATCGAAGTCGAACTCCCCAGGCGACGGCGTGATGTACAGACGATTTGCGAAGACCAGCCCGGCGCGAGATTGCGAGCTGGTCGTGTTCGATGCTTCGTTGAGCCGGTCAATCCGGTCAAACGTATCCCAGCCGACAACTCGCACGGGAGGCCGTTGCGTCGTCCCGCTCCACCTGAAGAACATCGCTTCCGCAAAATCATCCGGCAGAGTCACATAGCCTTGGTTCGCAACCGTCGTGCTGGAGTGGATTTTTTCCGCAACATCGAACTGGATCTCGCGCTGGAGGTTGCATTCTGTCATCCAGACAGCGTCCGCGATGTCCTCGAGGAGGTCATCCCGCGCCATCCATTGCGCGACTGTCTGCAGCAAGTTGTCGTAGTCGACAAAGCTCATTCCGTAGCGAGCCCCCCGCCGCTGCCCAGCTTGGATCCTTGACCGCGAAGCCCAACGTACTCGCGCCGTGTTTTCCTCGATATTACGCCAGGCGCTGTTCGGAACTTCCTGAATTCGCCGCTGTCTAGCAGCGCCGCAACCTTGGGCCAGTCGTCTTGATTGAAGATGTCGATGCCCTTCTTGTAGAGCTTCTCGACATAGACCAGCGGGATGCTCGCGACCCTACGCATCGTGCGGTCTTCGTTCCAGCCATCCCCATCGTTGTACAAGTCGACGTTCGCGTCCAAGATCGACTCCACGTCTTGGGTCGTGTCCAGCGTCGTCTCGCCGGTGGCATCGTCGTAGTGGTGGGTCGTAACCGGGCCGAACTCAGAGAGCTTCTGCATCAGGCTCTTGTTCGGCTTCCGCCCGTAGGCGCCGCGGCCACGAACCATCGTGGTCTGCTCGGAGAGCGCCTTGAATCGGCTGGAAAGAGTCGGCCCAGACATCTACCACTCCACAGGTGCGAGCGACACGGACTCGCTTCCAGCGATGCCGATTGTGAGGATGTGGCTCGACCCTCCGACATCCAGCACAAGAGACTGTCGATCTCTAATGCGAACCCCGGTCGTGCTAGACACAGTCGTCGCACCGTCGAGGGTTGTCGGAGTTCCGCCCTCGTCAGTCGCCGGTAGAAAGTAGATATCACCAGACGTCGCGATGTAGAGGTAGTGAGTCGGATTCCCGTCGGCCTTATTGGGGATCGCGTGGCTCGCGCTGGCCGGTGTCCCGGCGAGTGTCACGTTGGTCGCGTCGGACGCGAACTTTAGAACGGGGAATGCGCTCATCTTACACCTCTAGCACTGCAACCGATGTCTCGTTCGACACTCCAGACTCAGCCGCAAACATCAATACGCTGTAGCCGGTAACATCGAGGACGGTTGGGTAGCCGCTCTTCATACGAATGCCATCGCGCGAGCTGTGAACACTCCCGGCAACTTGTGCGGGTTTGCAAAAAACACTCGCGTCACCCCAGATCATTACCACAGATGCTTTTTTGCCAGAGGCAGCGGTCGGCATCGTCATCGTATGCGTCGCGACGTTCGAGAGCCCAGTGAGAAGGGTCGCGTTCTTCGCCGGCCGAAACCCCTTCAAGGAGCCAGGGTGCCGCAGGCTTGAAACCGCCGTCACATGCATACCCAGCGCGGTGGCGGCCGGGCTTATAAACGATATATGCGTTTGCCCACCGACGGCGATCGGGAAGAAGTTCGATTGCGGCTGGATGAGAACGCCACCAGTCGTCGCATCCACCGTGGAGTCGCCGAATTTGAAATAAGTGCCGATGTTCGGTCCGGTGATCGTGATGTACTCTGGCCTTCCGCCAGACTCCAGCGCCGGGATGGCGATCTGCTGCTCGGTGGCCGATGGCACGCGATAGGTGGTCGTACCCTCTATGCGGACGACAGGACTCAACGCGTGCTGGGCACCGACGTAGGCACCGATCACCTCGCGACCACCACGCTGAAGCAGCCGTGGATGTCAGATCCCGACGTTCCGGCAAGGCTATCCGCAGTCAAGTAATCGTCTTTCGTGATCGTTGTGTTTCCTCCGAGACTACTCGCCACTAGGCCTTGGGCCGTCCCAGAAAGCGGGAAAACAGTCGACGCAAACGCGGAGCCTCCGTTCACGCCGAATTCCATCGTATCGTCGGCTAATGTGATGGGCTTCGTGGGACATCCTCGGATCGCGACAATCCGCCCTGTGTCTGGAATCGGCACGTTAACAAGGGAACCTAGATGTATGTCACTGTTCCTCACCGGGACAACATATTCCGACATCGCCATAGCCTTTCCCACCTGCTTGCAGCGCAGCACTACACTGTATATGCCGCCACTGGTTGCCGAGTCATTCTCTGGCAAAGTACGAAGGTTCTCACCCTGCTTTACGGTGGCCTTTGGACTACTCGCGTTGAAAGAGTGAAGGACCGCCCCCGTCGCTACCTCCCATGACATAAGCAATTCACCGACGCCACCGCCGTCCCTCACCAAGTTGAGCGTAGTGCTTGCGTCTGGTGCTGCGTCGGCTACGCACCAGCCTTCCACCACCTCGAGGTCGCACGGGGCCACACCAAACATCCTTGATGGTTGGACATCGTGGATCACAGAGCCGGACCATGACAAAATCACATCGCCTGGGTTGTAGTCCGCGCTGGTCGCCCGTACTACCACGCAGTAATGGCATTCTCCGCCAGCGGAGCCCGCTCCGCTCGTATCCAGCGTGATGATGTCCCCGGCAGCGACAACCCGATTCGCATCGTCATGCTCTATCGACATCGTCGCGCGCCGCGCCGTTCCTGTCGCTAGCGACATCGTCGTGCCAAGCGCTCCAGACGGAGTGGTTACCGTGATCACATTCGGAGCGGAAGTTATCGCGGTAGACCAGCCTGCGTACACGTCAACGATCTCTCCGTCAAACGGTGCCACCGTGGACACGTTTTCGCTCGATATGTCGTCAACCATCGACCACAAGAAATATTCATTGAGAGGGCGCATGGGTTCTCCTGTCCATTCTCAGTCGCCACATATTTAACCAAGCGACCCTATACGAGAAGGGGCGGCGCGGCACCACAAAGCCGAGCCGCCCCCAAACTGCCAGTCCCGACCCCTTACGAAGTGGTCAGGTCCGCGACGATCCCGTGCCCGGCGTTGTTGCTGTTCTTCAAGGTGTACTCCACAACGAGCTGTCGCTTCTCACTGTCGCCGGTCTTCGAGAGAGCGTGCTGCCTGAAGGGACGGAGGTAGCGGACTTCGATGAGCTCCGGCGTAAGCGCGAACACGTCGCGCTCCCTGGAGAATCGATTCGGGACCACCCGATGATCTCCGAAGTCGCTCACGTACACATCGATCGCGGCGACGAGTCGCTTGTCCTCGCCGCGGTCGAAGCGCGTGCTGTTGCCCGTGAAGCCGCTGATCACGGTCTTGTTGAACGGGCCGCACATGATCACGCTCGGATCGCCACCGTTCGTCCAGGCGCCCTGGATCACACCCTTCAGAGTGCTCTCCAGCAGTGCGCGCTGCACACCGTCCGTCGGTGCTCCGAGGATGTCGGTGGTGGTATTGAAACCGCCGTCTGCCCCCGGAGATGCGCCGCGTGAGATGTTGGCACCCGGCAGCGCCGTTCCGCCCACGACCGAATTTGCGTGGTAGAACGATTGCATGGCCCCGGATCGGCGTGCCGCGCCCGCTGCGCCGACCGCACTGAGCATATCGGCGACGGTGTCATTGCCGACCATCGTGAACTCGATGTCCCGCTTGAGTTCCTTGCTCCTCTTCGCGAGCTGATAGGAAAGCTCCGAGTTCCTTCCGGCCTTGTCGACGACTTCGTCCGTCCCCGATACGACGATCGCCTTCGTCGCGATCTGGCAGAAGTTCGCCATTCGCACCGTCTCGACGACCGTGAGTCCCGCCGCGTCATCGCCTTCGAGTTGCGCGTTGTCGTCCGCGTCGGAGAGGCGATCCATCTGCCATTCGTGCTTCACGCTCGAAGCCGACCCGCGTCCGGCCATCATCAGGAACGGCGTTTCCGTGGGATCGATGTTGTAGATGAGGCTTTCCAAGTCCTCGCGCTCGCCAGTCGTCGTGTACGTGGTCTGTGTACCTGCGGGCAGTGCCATTAGAGGTGCTCCTCGAAGAGTGAGAGCGCGTCTTCGATACGACCCGACTTCGCGAATCGATCCTGAACGGCTACTCGTTGCTTGTCTTGCGCCTCTCTGGGCGCTGCCTCGTTCCGCGCACTGGCCCGGAGGTTTTTCCTCGGGAGTCCGCGTAACACTTTGCGAGCTGCGGGCTTGTTCGATTGCAGCTTGTTCCACTGCGATGCGGCCCACAGCACTTCGATCGAGTTCGCATCACGAACGTCTGATATCTGATCGTCGGTAAAGCCGACGCCCTTGGCATACGCGTGGATCTCTTGCATCGCGGCCTGGCCGACCGCCGACTCGCGCCACTCCGGGTGGCGGTTGTAGGTGATCTGCACCTGCTGGGACGACCACTTTTCGTGGGCTTCTTCGTCCGCTTTCGAGCGCTTGTCGGCCTCGGCCTTCATCGCCTCAAGCGATTGCTCCACCGCAAGATTGCGCGCACGCGCGTATTCGGTTTGCCGGATCCACTCCTTGGGATCCGCCTCCTGCAACGCAGGGTCGACCTGTCGATCCTGCTCGATGTGGGTGATGAGCCGCTGCGTGATCTGGGTCATCTCGTTGAGCTGCTGATCGACCGAGCCTCGCAGCTCGCCCTCGATCTCAGCCACGGCGGCCTTCGTCTGGGCGTCGAGCCCTGCGGTGCCGCGGTAGAACTCGACCGCCTCCGAGAGCGGAACCAGCGCTCCGTCGCGCCCTTCGATCTGGATATGGCCCAGCAGATCGTCCGGCTCAACGTCGAACGTCTCCGAGAGTTCCGTCCAAGTGTCAATCGAGGACTCTTCCTCGGATTCGGCAGCGGCGACCTCGGGCTCGGGCTCGGGCTCGGGCTCGACCGGAACCTCGGGCTCGGGCTCGGCTACCTCGGGATTCGCAAGCGCCTTGGGGCTGGGCGGGACTTTGCCTTCCGCGACCGGGTCCGCACTTGACTCCGGCGCAGTGGCCTGGGCCGCCGACGACTCTGCATCAGTGGATTCGCCCTGGACGGCGTCCTGGCTGTCGAGATATGCGCTGAATTGTGCGACCTCATCGACGGTCGCATTCGAGATCAAAGAGCTGCTCAGAAGATCCCCGCAGACTCTCCTTCCGAGTTTGCAATCGCGTCTTCCGTAACGCGATCCACCTTGCGCTTGGTCGCGAGCATGCCGCTCTCTATCTCATGTTGCAACTGCCTCTTGAACATGCCCAATACATTGAGCAATCGATGCGCTTCCTCACGCACCGCGACTTGGTCGATTCCCGACGAGCGGAACTGCTCAATCCACTGGACTTCGAGCGCCGCGAAGGCCCCGACAACCACCGGGTCGTCGAGGAATCGCTTCGCCTCGGCCCCCGCGCGCACGACGAGGTCGTCCCCTGCGTCAGCCTCTCGGCGAGCAATCAGTGCCTCTTTCTCTGCGACGAGGTCGATCTCGTCGGGGTCGCCGGCGGGCTTCACTCGTCGCTGGGCGCTGTCTTCTTGATGGCACTCTTCGCACGCTCGACGACGCTCTTCTTCTCGGCCTTCGGTTTGGCTTGTCCCTCGATTTCGGCGAGGCACATCTGCACCACGGCGCCACGCCATGTGCCGGGATCACCCGCCTTGATGTCGAGCACTGCCTGGGCGAATACTTTGCTCATCGACTCTCTCCATTGGGCTTCGATGCCCCGTTGGCTTTCGCGCGCTGCGCGGAAGCACTGATCTCTGCGGCCTCGACCGTAGCTTCTTGCTGGCCCATTCGGACCTCGCGCTCCATCTTGATGCGCGCCATCTCGACGCGCTCCTTCATCTCCAGATCTTCGCGCCGATGGCGAACCAGATCGGCCTCCTTCTGAGCATCGAAGGCAAGCCGGTCGCCGGCGATCCTGATTTCCTGCTCTTCCTTCATCGCGGCGAATCTCACCTTCTCCATGTCCGGGTCCGGCGGCGGCTGCGGCGGCGGCCTGCCGCTGGGATCAGAGAAGAACAGGTTTGGATTGTTGAAGCCGGCCGTCTGGGTCAGCTCCTTGCCGGAGTTGAACAGATTCTCCGGGGTGACCAAGTAGCCGGCGCCGCCCGCTGCGGCCATCCTATCCTGCACCTCCATGATTTCCTTGATGGCTTGCCGACGCTCGATCGCAGCACCGGCCCCAAATCCGAGCTCGACCTGTACCCCGAAACCACTCCGCCACTGCGACGGGTCGATCGTCATCCACTCGCCATTGATCTCGACCTGTCGAGACTTCGAGTCGTTCTCGATGGTCAGCCGCAGCAGCTTCTCGCCGAGGTGCTTCATCCCCGTGGCGGCGAAGATCCTCCCAATCAGCGCCACCTTCTGCTGCTTCTCGGCCATCATCGACGCGAGCCCGGTCGCCGTAGAGTTGATGGCGGAGGCGTCCAAGTCCCGGCCGTGCGCGAGCACACCCGTTCGATTGGCTCGGACGTCCTCCATGTATTCGAGCAGCGCGAAGGCCTCGCGCGGAAGCGGGGGGAGCTGCACCGGCTCTATCTGGCCGGCAGCTCGCTGCCGGATGAGCCCGCCAGGTCGCGAGGTCAGGAGGTCGTTGATCTCGACCATGCCCTCGACCACCGCCAGTCGGGGGTTGTTCGACAGGTATAGGTTGTCGAGGATCTGCCGGACGATCGTCGAGCGGATCACCTGCAAGTCGTAGACGAGGTCGGCAAGCGACTCGCCGTAGAACTTGTGTGGCGTGGGCACCGGAGTCAACGAGCAAAAGGGCTGGAAGTTCTCTTCCTCGTCCTCGAGGATGTGAACCGGACCATCGCCGGCGACGAAGATCTTCCGGCGCTCCGCGTAGCCATCCCCGTCCTCGTCGATCGTGATGTGACACTCCGTCAGCCACAACTCGCGCGACGCAGCATCGAGGCGCTCCGCCGTCGTGACGGGGAACGTCTCGTCCTTCGACAGCCGCTCGGTGCGGCCCAGCGAGTATTCCGGGCCGTCGTCGCTGGGGATCATCGACACCTGCTCGTAGGGGAAGCCCATCTCGACGAGCTGCGAGACGGTCATCTTCTTGCGCTGCCCGACCATCCCGGGGTCGTCGAGCTTGATCATGCGCCTAGCGCTGATGAACTCCTCGGGCGGAACGCCGTCGACCGCGAGCCCCTTTCGGATCTCCCAAGTCTTGACTTCGAGGTCATAGAGCGGGACTTGGACGATTTCTCCCTGGATCGAGATGTCCTCGACATACTCATCGACAGCGAGCGGCTCCGTGTCGGGATTCGACAGGATCTCGGTCACCTCTTCGAGCGTCATCCCCGAATACCGTTTCCGCTGCGGCGACCGGACCTCTTTCCAATACGGCTTGACAATGCCGTTTTTCTCGATCAGCGCAGTCTTCATCCAGTCGTACAACGTCTGGAATCCATCGCAGTTGTCCATGAATTCCTTGTTGATGTACGCCGTAGCAAGTTCTGCGTTGCGCTGGTCTTCCTCGCCTATGGGCTTGAACTTCCAGATGTACTGGCCGCCCGTGAACATTTGGACGAGCGATGGCATCGTCCATTCGACGACTTCCAGCACATCGCGCATCACGATCGAGCTGCGATCGGCTTTCTCGTTGCCGATCGGCTTGCCGTAGTACGCGCGCAGGTTGCCGCGGCGCTGCTCTCCGATCGTCGTGCCATAGCCACCATTGGCATCTTCGATCTCGCGCTGCACGATGCCGCGGACCTCGTCCAGACTCAGCGGCGCACCAGGCTTCCCTCCACTCGGAGCTCGGTAGCCAAAATCTTCCACGTCCTCGTCAACGCCGGCCATGCCAGGAATCGGCTCGGCGAGGCGGCGACGCATGTCGGGGCCCTGTGCGGCCATGCTTACGACTCCGTCGGGGGCGCGAGCCCCAGTTCGTACAGCTTCATCGGAAACTCAGGAATGATGAACGGCGGGCGGTTCGACAACGGATTGCGCCCCTCCTCGAGGAGCCCGATCCGCTTGTCGAACAGCTCCGTGCGATCGATGATGGATTTCTGCGCCGCCTCGATCTCGCTGCGGAGCTTCTCGTTCTCCGATTCGAGCGAGCGAACCCGAAGTTCCATCGCCATGCTCATCCCTAGTGGATATCACACCACGTAGGACGCGTCCGGCTGCTGCCATTCCCCCTCGAATTCCGGTCGCATCCCCAGCGCCAGGGTCGCAAGTGCCGAAGCTCCGTGCGATGCCCAGTTATGGAGGGGGCGGTCGCGATAGAGCACCTCCCCATCCGGGCCGCGCTCGTTCTCGATCGCCTGCTTGACGTACTCGCGAAGCGCCTGGATGCCGCGCTCGCACTCCTTCTCGGCAATGAAGCAACCCCGGAGAAAGGTGCGTACCGCGGCGTGCTGGTCCGAGATCGGGAACTTCCCGCTGACCCGGCATCGCACGCCCAGGCTGCGGAGCTGCTCTTCGATCGTCAGCCCGGTCCCGAGCTCGCGGGAGCCAGCGTCATGCGGCAGATAGGCGTCACCGTAGATGTAGCCTTTATCGCGCAAGACCTTCACGTAGTGATCGATCGGCTCGCCTGACTTCTCGTAGTAGTCGATGATGCGTGTCTCGCGGCCGACTTGCTGTGCGAACCAGATCGCCGTCGAGTCCCCAATCCCCAGATCCCATCCCGTGTAGACGACCTTCTCCGGCTTGCGAGGGACCACGCCAATCCGTTCGTGCTCGTAGAGCCACTCCAGCGTGTCGCCATAGATCGACCCTACTAGCGCTGCATTGAAGCTGCAGTAGTACTCCTGCTCGAAGAACTCGCGGACCTGTCGATCCTTCTCCTCGGCCAGGACATCTTCGTTGACCGACTTGGTGTCATCCACCGTGAGCAGCTCGCTGAACCACGTATCGGGGTGATCCTGCGCGTACTTGTACAGGTGATAGCCATGGTTGCGCGCCCGGGGCGTATAGACGAAGACCGCCCACCCGCCATTCTCCGTGAGAATGGGGCTGATGAGTTCCCATGCGGCGGGGTTCTGAATCGCATACTCGCTGACGATGACGCCGATAGGATTTGCGCCCATCAGTCGGTCGATGTGATCGGTGCCGACGACTTGGTACTTGCTTCCGCCCTGGAGCCAGAGCGTCATATCGTCGTCGCGCTTGCGGTACCAAGTCCCTTCAGGGAAGGCTTCGAGGAAGGGTGTTCCGTCCTTGTCCATCCCCTCCCAGATCGCCTTGCGACCCTGGTTGTATGTGGGGAAGAGATGCCAATACAGGCCGCGCCGCTGGAAGGCCTGGGTGGCGCAGTAGTGGATGGCGGTGAGATCCTTGCCCGCGCGACGGTGCCATACACACACCGCGCGCCGCGTCCCGCCTTCCATCGCACGCCAGAATGGCTCTTGGTACTCGCGCGGTCGCCAGTTGTTGGGCAGCGTGATTTCCGGCATCAACGATCACCAAACATCCCGCTCACTGGGAGATATCAGCCGGCGAACTTCTTCGAGAGGTCGCCGGCGTTGTCGAGCGGGAGATCGAACGGCACCGCGCCCTGAATCGTCGGGGCCACATTCTCCGATGCGACGTACTGCATCGGCGGCTTGTCGAGCGGCTTGTCGAGCGGGCCGGGCATCGTGCCTTCGGCGCCTGTCGTCTTCACGGGCTTCATCGTGCTCCTCCAACCCACTTCGCGAGCCAGGCGCGCAAGCGCTGCGACGCGGTGGGCCTCTTGGCCGCCGGCCGCTTCGGCCGCCGGGCTGCTTTCTTCCTCTTCTTCGCTCCCATCAGACGACCGGCTTGCTCTGCGGCCCGACCACGTTGCCGGCGTATCCGCCGTCGGGGTCGACGGCCTCAAAGGCGCCGCTCGGCTTCGCGAACGGGGCGAAGCCCTCCTCGGAGTTGTCCGCGTTCAGAGACTTCTCCATGCTGCGCGGCGGCGAGTCGGCCGACTTGCCCATGCCGGTCGGACGCCTCGAAGCGCGCTTGCCGGCCTTGCCCTTCTTCATCGGTTCCGTGCCATTCACCAGAATGTCCTCCTCATCACCCGCCCAAGGCTAGCGGGCAAGAGGGCTTTTGACGACGATCGACGCCCCATCGCCGTGCAGGTCGATCTCGGATGCGCTCGGCCGATCATCCGCCACAATCTCCGCCTCGGTCGCGACGGGCTTGATCTCGACCACCTCCGGCTTGCCATCGAGGTAGAGCTGATTCACCACGATCGTGAGCCCGCCCTCGTTCTGCTCGCGCTCCTGGGTGGCCGGACGGCCGGCAACGCGATCGAGGATCGAGTTCGCCGCGGCGACCTTGGCTGTGGCTGTGGCCTTCCGGCTGCGCTGCACGTCGACCAGCGTCTTCACGCTCCGCTCGGCGTGGCGTTCGCACAGCTCCGCGATGTCGAGGGCCGTGCCCTCACGCAGCTCGGCGCCAACGTCGCGAGCCGCAGGCTTGCCAACCGCACCTGCGTGTCGCAGGCCGCTCTTATGACCCATAGTGCAACCTCCCATAGTCAAGATGCAACCTCCGCACCCCGAGAATCCGATCCGCAGGATACCTCGCAATCGAAACCCGGTCGCCCTGGTTCCCGCCCAGCAGATCGACCGCGGTCGGAAGCCCGCCGTGGATGCTGAACTCGGCACTCGAAAAGAATCCCACATGACCCGGAGCGTCGAGCACCTCGGCGCCCGGTTGATCACCGCCCCCACGCTTGAGCACCACCACATCAAAACCCGGCCGGGCGGCGTGGAGCGGGATCCCGTCGCCCACCTCGAGCCAGCTTCGAGCGCGCAGACTCTCGCTGCGGCGAAGCCGCAACAACCATGCGACCCAGTTCACAAACGCCGAGCACCAGGGCACTTCGTCGCCTTCCGGCCACACGTCATCGAGCCGCAGCATCGCTAAGATTTGTGGGTTGTGCTCAGTGCCAGGGACTTCCTTGATCCCGATGAAGCGCTCGGCCACGCCATACGCCGTGACATTCACTCCAGCAGGCTCGCCGTCCGACTCGCCTTCTTGCCCTCCGGCGTGCGGCCCGCGCGACCCTTCGACGGCACGGGACTCGCGCTCACCGCCTCCGCCATCGACTCGCCGTAGAACGTGATCGGCATGATCGAGTCGAGCTCCTCGGGCAGCACCCCGATGATGTCGCCGTCCTGGCAGTCGAGCAGCGCCTCCTTCGTCTCCGGCTGGATCCTTCTCATGTTCATCAAGATGATCGTCTTCTGCTTCTGGGCCACCTCGCCCCCCCTTGTTGCGCTCGCGAAGGATCGCGAGCAGGTAATCCTTGATACTGCTGATCTCCGGGTCACTGAATAGCTGCGGGTTCACTCCGAACAGATACTGCTCGAAGCTCTCCGCACCGCCGCGGCTCAAAAAGTAGTGCCGCTCCTCGGCGCCACGGTCGCTCTTCCACTCCTCCACCAGCGGATCCGGGCCGATATCGTCCATGTTCGGAGGCTTCCCGCACCGACCACTAGTCATTTTGCCCTCTCACCCCAACCAGCCCAGCGCGACGTTTCCAATGTTGTCAAACACCGATCTCGTTGCTATCGCGTGCGTCCGGCCGCTCCGACCTCTGAGTACGAAACGGAGAGGGAACGCCCCGACGGGCCCCAATCGGCGGGAAGGGCGGCTCACCCCGAACACCGAGCCAATCCGCACCACCCAGCTCCCTCACCCCCCGCCTCAAAGCCCTCTCCCTCTTCCAGTTTCCTCGGGCGGCAGCCCGACACCACGGCACGAACTTGCGTTCGCAACTCGATCAGTCGCAAATCCGGCCGAATACCCCCGCAAAAATCCCGAAATCGGGCCCCCCGACGATGCCGTCCGCGGTGAAGTCCGCGCGGCTGCACAGCGTCGTCGGCTGGTACGTCCGTACCTCGGATCCCTCGCTCCAGGTCGTCGCGAAGACACCCTCGGCCGCAGTCGCGGATACCGAAACGTGCGTCTCCCCGGGCCCTATCCCCACGAACACGCTGTAGACGCGACCGTCTTCACTCATCGAGCCATCGCCGACCGCATACGCCAGATCGGTCACCACCTCACCCACCTCCAGGTGGACGACGAAGCCAGTCGCCCCCGGATCGGGACTCGGATCCACCCACCGCAGCAGCACCGTCTCGGCGGTCCCTTGCGCGCTGGCATCGACCGCAAGCAGCAAAAGCGCGAGCAGTGGCGGCAGCGAACCCACCCGCAGCCGATGGAGCCACCGTCGCGGTGCCATCGCGACCTCGCTGTCTGACGGAAACGTCCCGAGCCGATGCCACAGTGCCGGTCGTACCTCGGGGAGCTGGCCGGCGTCGCCACGCGAGATGATGCGACGATGCGACCGATCGGTCGCAGCGCACGCCCGACACGGGTCGAGGCGATTCACCGCGTGGCCGTATCCCCGGCGATCATACGCGCCACGGTGGCACCGCATCTCACCGAATCACCCGCGGAGCGACCAACTCCACCCCCACCACCTCCAGCGTGGCCCGGGCCTCCAGCAACTCCTCGCGGACCGCCGGCTCCTCCCTAACCTCCACCTCCAACTCCAACTCGAGCGACACCACACTCAGCGCCTTCGACGATGCCGCCTCTATCGACTCCGCTTCCACATGCTCCGACCCGAATTCCCTGAAACGTACCTTCCAAATCGACATGCCGACTCCTTCTCTAGCCCCAAGGTAGACCAAGCCATTGGGGACTGGTAGCCTCCACCATCCCAATGCGAGGCCAAAAACTCAGCTCCGGCTCCGTCGCGCAGCTCCCCGAGCTCAACCGCACCGAACGAGTCTCCGTCTGCCTCCGACCAGGCGAACGGGCCGACCTCGGCACTATCGCCGACGCCTGGAATGTCGCTACCTCCACCGCGGCCTGGGCCATCCTCGCCACCTACCTCGCCGAATGCCGAAGCCAAGCCGTCAACCTTGGCCCCGATGGGATCGGCATCGCCGCCAGCATCATCCTCCTCAACCATATCGGCCTCGACGATCGCGATGTCCGACCCGAATTCCGTGGCTCGAAGTTCCAAAAAGGCAAAGCCACCCAATGAGCAAGTACGACCCCAAACCCACACCCGATGCCACCATGGCCGAGGCCCCTCTCGATCGACTCTCCCGAGCTGCCAACCTCCGACGAGTCGATATCGCCGCCGCCTCCGGGGTCGGCATGAAGTCCATCGCCTCCCTCTCCAACGGACGCTGGGCAACCACCAGGCTCGGATCCCTCTGCGCCATCGCCATCGCCCTGGGATGCGCCCCCGCCGAACTCATTCCCGAACTCGCCCAAAGACCGCGTTCTGGACTGCTCTATGACCGCGGCGTATTCAGCACCAAGAGCCGGAAGACGCTGGGTCACCGCTCCACTCGCGGCGGCTGAAACGAGGGACTCCAGAGCCGGAGCGTGAACGGGTGGGTCCATAGCGCTACCGCAACGGGCGCGCGTTGGGGCCCCAAATGGGGGGGGCGGGGGGGGTCGATTCTATCCCCTCCGGGCCCCTCGCTGCCCTCACGTCGCCCTCACGTCGCCCTCACCGTGTCGTCGCCCTCACGTCGCCCTCACTGTGTCGCTTTCCGTTGGATGCGACACGCTCGCCGGGCAGCGCCTCGACCACCCACGGCGAGCTCGACTATCCCACGGCAGGGCAGCGCCTCGTTGAATACCTCGGAACCCACCCGCCCCTCCTCTCCCGCCTCACGACCCACCCGCCGGCGCGCTGACTCCGGGTCGCCCCTCGCCCACCCGGGTCGTGGTGCGCGCCTCGCAGCGCCGTGGGTGGTCGAGACGGGTCAAGCTTGCATTCGACCCAACCGATTGGGTAGGTACGTCGCTGCGACGCCCCAAGGGTCGCACGGCGGGAACCACCCGCCGCAACCGGGTCGACGACCCACGGAGTGAACCAATGGCACGCCAACCGATTGACCACGTCCACCACAATCTGCAAAACGGGCGGGTGGTGATATCCGAGGCGCCGCCGCGAGGGCAGCGCCGGAAGCATGCTACGGCGCGAGGCGATTGGGTGATCGTTGACGGCGCCGTGCCCGTCGTGTCTCGCGCCGGTTGGGTACGCAGCCGCACGGCGTCGTCCGTGGGTGGTCCCAAACGCTCCGTCCACGCGTGGGTTCACGGGCGGGTGGTCGAGTACGGCGCCGGCTGTCCGCCCATCCCGCCTCACGCCGGGAATATGATCACCTACAACCCCTCGCGCAGCGTCGCCGGCGCCGTGCCCGTCTTCCATTGGGTATCGACGGGCGAGGAGTGGACGGGCAGCGATCGCGTGCTGATAACGGGGGGGAAAGTATACGCGCTGTGAGGCGAGCGTATCCGCGCAGCGCTTCGATAGGCTGCGCGGATACCTCGCGGCACACCCGCCGCGACAACCGGGTCGACGACCCACGGAGCGAACAATGCATCGACGTATCCACCTTACCGACCGGCAGCGCCGCCGGTTGATTTTCCGCGACCCGCCGGCGCCGCCTCGCCCGTACTCCCCACCCAACGGATTCGAGCTTTACAGGGGCCCCTCGGCAATCGACGGGCGCGAAATCGTCGTGATTCTAGTTGGGTGGGCGACGGGCAGCACGAATACCAAGACGGGCGCCATGCTCCAGACCTACATTCTGCGCACCGATGCCGACCCGATGGATACGTGGGTCGCCGGCGACGACGAGTCCATCTGCGGAGATTGCCCTCACCGCTCGCCGGCATCCGGCGGCGCCGGATCCTGCTACGTCAATAAAGGGCAAGGGCCACGCGCCGTCTGGTACGCGTGGAAGCGCGGCAATTATCCGAAGCTCGACCCGGTCACCGTGGCGCGCGGTATCGCGGCAAGACGGGCGAAGCTTAGAATTGGAACTTACGGTGACCCGGGCGCGCTGCCCGTCGGGTGGTGGAGCGTACTAGCGGCGGCGGCGCGCGAGCGCACTGGCTATACCCACCAGTGGGCGAGCCGTCCCGATCTACGCGGGTGGGTGATGGCATCGGTCGACAGCGAGGAGCAAGCCGGCGCCGCTGACGCCCTCGGGTGGTCGTGGTTCCGGGTCGCAGAGAAGGGCGACGCGCGACGCCTCGCAGCCGAGGCGCGCTGCCCGGCGAGCGAGGAGGCCGGGCGCCGGGTGTCGTGCGAGGGTTGCCCGATGATGTGCGACGGCATCGCGACGCGACCCGCCAATCGAGGGCGGGTGATTCAAGCCCACGGAGCAACCGCGAAGCGATACGCGTTGATTCAGGAACTAGTCTCCGCGTGAGCTGATATCCGCCGGCGCCGCCGCGGCGGGTATCGACGCACACGGAGTGCGAAACAACCGGGCGAGATCGCCCACGGAGGTCAAAGCAATGGCACGGAAAGACGGGCGCCGAGTCCTGATGGTACTCGCAACGCGGGCCGAGATGGGCGAGGTCGAAATCACCGCGACGCGGCCCAGCCGCGATAGCGTGCTCGCGGTCCACGCCAAACTGGTCGCCGGCGGGCTCGACCGGCGCAGCGGGTGGACGGTAACTCACGTCCCTTCGGGCAAGTCGGTGGGCGTCGTGTTCCCGACCCGGCGACAGGCGATGGCGCTCGCCCTGGAATTCGGCGAGCGCACCGAGTGGAGCGCCGTGGGTCCGCGCGGCGGTGCTCGCAACGTCGACCGCGGGTTCGCCCGCGAGCTGATGTCAGCCGCGCGTCGCATTGCCGGGATCTCGCGATGAACGGGCGCCCCTGCCACCGATGCCGGCGACCCGCCGGCCCGACGCCCGCCCTGCGATGGGAGGGCGCCGGGCACCGGCGGCAGCAGATCACCCTGTGCCCGTGCTGCGCCGGCGAATGCGCGCGATCCGGGCCGGCGGCGCCAGTGCAAGACGGGCGACCCGCTCGCGCGGAGAGCTTCGCGCCGATGACCGCGGAGCTGTGGGCCGAGCTCGACGCGCCCGCGCGCAAGACGAAGCCGCGCAAGACGGGCAAGCCGCGCAAGCGCAAGCCCGCGACCGGCGTCGAGGTCGACGTCGACCGACACCTCGCCATCCAGGCCGTGGCCTGGGAGCCGGCGCCGGGCGGCGAGGCCTGCAAGCCCTGCGCTGGCCGTGGCGGCTTCGCGAGCGGGCTGGACTGCCGGAGTTGCGGCGGGTCGGGAAGTACGCCGGAGGGCGCAACCACGCCCGTCTGGGACTACGCTGACGGCAAGCCGGTGCAGTCGTGAGGCGCGCACACCTGCTAGGGAGCGTGCGCGACGTGCTCGCGCAGCTCGCGATCCCGACCGACAGGCTCACCGCGGACGTGCTCGACGCGCCCGTGCGGGTCAACCCGCGGCTGCGGACCTCGCTCGGGCGCGCGCGCTGGAAGCGCGGAAAGACGGGTGAGCTGGTGATCGCCATCGAGCTGCACCCGTCCCTCGCAGCCGACGCCGAACAATACCGCGACACCGTCACCCATGAGGTTGCTCACCTCGCCGCGGGTCGCGGCGCAGGCCACGGCCCGGCGTGGCGCGCGTGGCATCGCAAGCTCGGCGGCTCGGCACGCCGAACCGCAACAGTCGCCGAAGCCGCAGCGCTCGGCATCGAGCGCAAGCGCCGCAAGCGCAGCGCCCGGCGGGTGGTCGCGACCTGCGAGCGCTGCGGCTTCGAGTTGGTCCGCGCACGCGCCCTCGCGGCGCGTCGCACGTACACCCACATCGGATGCGGCGGCACGTTCAGGCCGGGTCTGCGGACCCCAGGAGAATTGACATGAAAGACGGGCACACGTACAGGCCGCCGATTCTGCGGGTGGTGGGCGAGCGCGCTTTCCCCGGCGAGCTGGTGATTGACAATTTCGCCGGCGGCGGCGGCGCGTCGAGCGGCATCGAGGCCGCGATAGGTCGCCCGGTCGATATCGCGATCAACCACGACGCGCGCGCCATCGCGATGCACGAAGCCAATCACCCCGAGACGCGCCACTACGTCGAGGATATCTGGTCGGTCGACCCGCGCGAGGCCTGCGCCGGCCTGCCCGTGGGCCTGGTCTGGTTCAGCCCCGATTGCACCCACTTCTCGCGGGCTCGGGGCACCAGTCCGAAAGAGAAGAACATCCGCGGGCTCGCGGACGTGATCCCGCGCTGGATGGAGGCCGTCCGGCCCCGCGTGGTGGTCGTCGAGAACGTGCCCGAGTTCAAGACGTGGGGCCCGCTCGGAAAAGACGGGCGCCCTGACAAGTCACGCGCCGGCGTCACGTTCCGGGCGTGGTGCGGCAAGATCCGCAGCCTCGGCTACACCATCGACTGGCAAGACATGCGCGCGGCGGATTACGGCGCACCCACCACCCGCAACCGCTGGTTCCTGGTCGCGCGGCGCGACGGACGCACGCCGGCGTTCCCCGCGCCGACCCACGGCGAGGGCCTGCTGCCGTACCGCACCGCCGCGGAGTGCATCGACTGGTCGCACCCGGTGCGCTCGATCTTCAACCGCAAGCGCCCGCTCGCCGAGGCAACTCAACGGCGGATCGCGATGGGGATCGCGAAGTTCGTGCAGGGCGCCGGCGAGCCGTACATCGTGCGGCACGGCCACTACAGCAAGCGCACCGGCGCCGGCCTGGTCGAGGGGAAGGGCGCCGGCCTGTTCCGCGGGCAGCCGCTGACTCAGCCGCTCGCGACGATCTGCGCGACGAACGATAAAAACCTCGTCATCCCCTATGTGGCGAAGCACAACGGCGGCGCCATCGGCGCCATCGGGCAGCGCCTGGACGACCCGCTGCACACGATCACCGCCCGCGACACGAAGGCGCTCACCGCAGCGCTGCTCGCGCCGGCCGGGCACCCGCGCCGCGGACACGACGTGCATGCGTTTCTGATGAAGTACTACGGCTCGGCCGGCACCGTCGGCCAGTCGCTGCGAACCCCGCTGCACACGATCACCACGCGGGACCGCTTCGCCCTCGTTGAGATACATGGCGAGCCGTATCGCATCGTCGATATCGGTATGCGTATGCTGCAACCCGGCGAGCTGTACCTCGCGCAGGGGTTCGACGCCGGCTACCACTTCGAGAAGGATTCCGCCGGCGCACCCTTCACGAAGACCGACCAGATCCGCATGGTCGGGAATTCAGTTTCACCACCGGTTGCCCAGGCAATCGTCACAGAAGCGACCCGCTCGGTCGCATAACGAAGGAGCACACCATGAAAAGGCAAGGCAAGACTCTCAAGACACTGCCCGACGGCGCACCGCGCAGGCTCGCGGACGGCCGCAACGCCTGGCGCAAGATGAGCGGCCAGCAGCGGGCTGAATTCCTCGTCTGGCTGACTGAATACGATTGGAACATCATCCCCAGCGGGTTCTCGATCACGGTTCCGAAGGGGTGGACGTTTGAAGGGGGCGAGTGATGGGAACCACGACGAACACGAAGCCGCGATGGTCGCGAATCGGCGAGGTCGCCGTTGACGCCGGCATGCTGATGGTCTGCGACCCGTGCTACGCAATCGGCGAGGACAGCGTCCTCCAGGCCGTCTGCAGCGGCGACTGGAGCACGTTCCTGAAGGATCAGGTACGCACGGACGTCGAGCACTACGCCCTGCGCCACCAGATCAACTTCCTGAGCGGCGTGAGCGGCGCCGGGGTGCTCGCCGGCACCGCCGACGGTGACGGGGTCTTCCCCGTCTACGCGCTGAAGACGCGTGACGACAGCGATCGATCGCTCGCGATCCTCGCCATCACCGGCGATCTCGACGAGGTGGCCCTGTCGCTGGCCGAGTCGCTGCGGGCCCTCGCCGACACCCTCGAGCGGGAATTCGCATGAGGCAAGCCGTCACCGTGATCACGCTGGTAGTGGCCTTCGGAGTGCTGTGCGCCTGGCTCGAGGTGCAGCTCCGCTGAAAGACGGGCGGCCCAGGGACACCATGACCCTGGGCCGCCCTCGCGCTCGGCTATATCGGAAGGAGGCCGTGAGGATAGCCGCAAAAGACGGGCGAGAGCCCCCCCCTGGCATCCTCCCAACCCGTTGGGGTATTCTTTTTCACCATACCGGGCGCACCGCCCACGGAGGCAGCATGAAGTACCCGAAGCGTCCCCTATCCGAAGGCGAAGTCCGTCGCATGTTCGCGAAATCGCGTGGTCGCGACCGCGTCCTCCTCACCTTGCTCTGGCGGGGAGGCCTGCGGAATTTCGAGGCCTGCGCGGTGCGTGGCGCCGACGTGGAGCTCCGGCCCGACGGCACCGGGCGAATCCACGTCGTGCGCGGCAAGGGTGACATCGAGCGCTACGTTGGCCTCGATAGGCGGGCGGCGGAGATTGTCTGCGGCTGGCTCGGGGCACAGCAGTCGGGATCATGGGGTGGTCACATACTGCAAACAGCCTCGGGTCAGCCGCTTCAGACGACCCAGGTTCGCCGCACGGTTCGGCTGCTCGCCGGCAAGGCGGGCATACGCGACCGCGTGCACCCGCACGCGTTGCGCCACCGCTACGCGCGCGAAATGTATGACGAGGGAATCGGGATCCGCGCGATCCAGCTCAACCTCGGGCACCAGAGCCTGAAGACGACTCAGATTTACCTATCGTCGCTGGGCTGCGACGAAGCCGTGGAACTCGCGGCGGGAAGGACGTGGTGATGAGCGCCCTCGATCCGAGGCTGCAGGCTGCAATCGACGAATACCCTGCCGACACATGCTACAAGCAGGTGGGCGGGCGCCACTACGTGATCACGGAGTACTCGCTGATGGATGATGGGAGCGTGACCGTTCAGATCGTCCACGGCAGCGACTCGACACTGCCAGGGGTATCGGCGTTCGGCTGCTCACCCGGAGAGCTTGAGCGCTGCGACTGTGGCCTGTGGGAGCCGCCGACCGACGAGCAGATCCTTGAAACAACGCAGAAGATTGCAGCGATCGGAGAGCTGCGGAAGCTCGGGGTCAACGATGTCAATTAGGTGGGAGACGGTGAGTAACTCGCCGCAAACTGTCGAGGTCTACCTGCTCGGCCGCACGCCACGCCAGGCACACGCCGCGGCGATGTATGTCGATCTGTGCCCCGTGCCCGGGTACAAGCTGATGTCGACCCGAGTCTCACGCGACGCGCGCGGCGGGAAGCGCCGACGCATCACCTTCGTGCTGCGGCACTGCGATTCTCGGGTCGACGAAGTCTCCAACTGGACTGCCTGCGAGGTAATCGTCGAGGCCGATGCTATTGCTCGCGGGGTTCCTCACGAACTCCGATAGTAATCCGCCCGTATTTCGGCTTCGTCCATTCCCAGATGTAGACCGGCGCGCCCACCACGGCGCGACGGTCATCTCTGATCACACCGGCGTGCTTCAGCCCGTCGAGCACCACCTTGAAGGAATAGGCGAGGTTGTCGGGGTCCGGCTCTCTCGCCGAGTGTCGCACGCACGTCACTGCGGCTCGCTCGAGGGGGGCGGCGGGCGCACCGCCAGCAGCCAAGACGCTTTCCCAGACCCAGCGGTGCCACTTCTTTCGGTAGTTCGTTCGCGCGAACCGATTCGGGAACGTGTCTGGCTGCGTCTTCGGCAGCTCATAGAGGTCGAACGCTATCGAGTACGTCACACGCCGCACATAGCGGTTTCACAGCCGTCCCCGAAAAGGTCTAGCTGTGCGTCGTCGCGGCCTATAACCCGAAGGTCAAACGAATCGGTCAAGACTCTTCACCTCGCCTAGTGCGGATTGCGGGACGAAATAGGCCGGACGACCGCCCTGCGGATCCCCCCACCACTCGTCGTCCTTGCCCTCACTGCCGAGAATCCAGCCGCGTATCGAATACTCCCCGAGCTGCCCAGTGACCAGCGCAAATCTCGCATCGTCCGCATCGTCGCGGTGCAGGATGAGCCGGCCACTGTCGTAGGGTGTCTGCCTGACCTCGAATCCGAGCACGTCGCGCGCCCGCTCGCCCTCTTGCCCTGACGTCGCTGTTGCCCTGATGGCTCTCGTCTTCAGCGATCAGCCGGGCGATCTGAATCAGCGCCGGATCTCCGCTTTCTGCGATCGCGCGGAAGAGGCGCTTCATCAGTTCGGATCGCATTGGCCCCTTCCCTTGAGGATCGGCATGTACGTTGCGGCAGTCATCATCACTCTCCTTCGAACGGGGCGGGAAACAACCTCTTGACCTCCCCGTGGGAGACGAGCTGGCTCAGAATCCGGTAGTCACTCGCCTCGTAGCGAATCCTTCCAGCAACAACCGCTGGGTGGACATTCAGTGTGGATGCGAGGTCTACTGCCGCCGCGACGCTGCGGACCGAGTAAGCCCTGCTCTTCCGAAAGACCTTCGATGGAACAAGAGCCTCTCGCGCTCTCTGATCGGCCTCACGTTCGACATCTGATCCAGTCGATGGCGCATCCATGTCATCCACGCATGAATCGGTTTCGGGATTGAGGTGGAGCACCACATGCGCCAGTTCATGGAGAAGGCAGAACCAGAAGGAATCCAAGCGATCGTGACGAAGAGTCAATGCGATAATCGGCGCGTCATCAGTCGAGAGCAATGCGGCACCATCGAGGTGAGTTTTTGGAAGGTGCCGCTCGACAATGAAGTGAACGCCAAGGTCGTTTATCCGCTCGGCTGCACGAAGCGGCCCATCGGACCTCGCGCTCAACTGAGCAATTTCGCGAAAGACTTCTTTGCTGATGTCGGCGGCAGAGAACTTTGAAGTGAGCGGAGATTCGAGTGCTCGAATGCGAACTCTCATACACCAAGCCTCAAGAGCATAAGGGTCCATCTTACGGGCACTGCGCATCGTGCGAGTCCGGCGAAGGGAATGATTGGACGCGGGAAGGAAACCTCCGATGGGCGCAGCGAACTCGTCCATTAGCGACTCAGCGTGCTTAGCCAGAATGCGCTTTGGAGCCGCGATCCACCCGAATCTCGCCATGTCTCGAAGCGGAAAGCGCTCGTAGTCGATCTCTGCCCTGGGCTCGATCTCCGTGGTTTCCTCATTCAAGAGAACAGCAGCAGGAATACCCAGCCCGCTATGTAGTGCCCGCATCATCGTCAGGGTGAGCGGGCGCTTACCGTTCAGGACCTCTGATACGCGAGCGCGGCTGCCGATGAAAGGAATCAGGTCGCGCTGCTCAAGTCCCATCTGATCCATACGAAACTTGATCGCGTCGATTGGGGTAGGAAGCTCGATCGGAAACGCCGACTTCTCGTACTCCTCAACCAACAACGACAACACGTCCAAGCGATCGGCTTCCTCGGAGCCGATCATCGGACTACTCGCCATAAGGCGCTCAATTTCCGCGAGCGCGTTCTGGTGGTCAGTTTCGTTTCGAATGGTCTTGGGACGCATGTCTAATTGAAACTCCAAGTTTCGTACTGCTCGTGGGTCCCGATTCTGAGAACCAGCACCGTTCCGGTCTCGAAGTTGATCCCCCAGTTTCGCCCGGAACTTCCGGGCACCTCCGAGCTGCCGTCCTCACTCCCCGCGAGCTACGACAGCACGAACCAAGTGACCACCAGGACGAACATCGCCACCGAGGCGGCGAGGGCACCATTCAGAAAGCCTCGCCTGTATGCGGCGCGCATCACTTCGGCCCAGAAGCCACCGTCGCGGATCTCGACGCTCATCGTTTGCCGACCTCCCAATCACAGAAAGACCTGAGCGCCGGAGTCTTGCGTCAACTCGGTCGCAGCCCAGACGAAGGCGTCGGCGCTGGCGGCCAGGCAGTCCAGGCCACACCAGGCGTGCAGGGTACTCGCCGACTGATCCGCGCCAATGGTCATCTCTGCAACGATTCCGGCTTGTGGGATCGGATCTCCACAGCAGCTCGCGCTGCATCGCGGGTGGTCGCTGTCGTGGCATGGGTCGGCCGTGTGCTGCCGAGCGATCCAGCCGTCCCCGTTGCATGTCTCGCACCCGTCGAAGGGTGCGACCTGCCAGACCGCATCCGGATCCTCGGCAGGCCGGCGCAGGTAGTCGTAGCCCTGCTCTGGTCTGATGTCCTTCGGGTCAGGCGCGGCGATCACCTTGACCGTCGCCTCGTCGAAGCGGAACCACTTCGCCGCTTCACCCATGTCGCACAACGCGCTCGGCCCGCCGTCGTTGCGCTTGACGCACTCGCTCGCGTCGAAGCCGTCCGCGACTCCAGCGGCGCAGACTTCGATCTCGATCGTCCACTTGTATCTCGTCACGTTCAACCCCCCATCCCCCTGTCGCGCCTGATCGCACGTTTCGCCCGACACCCTGCGCGGCGTGTCGGGCGTAGCTTGCGGTCAGCTCGGCGGCGCGATGGCGCGGCGACGCAACTCGTATTCGAGCCGGTCGGTGGTGAACTCGTCCACATCGAGAGCGATTGCGCGGACGATGGGCAGAGCACGATCGATCCAGACCAGTAGACGCCCAGGTGCTTCGCGAGCGCCATCTCAGCGAGTGCGCCCTCGATGTCCATCGACCACACATCTCTACCGCTGTGCCCGTGGCGGTCTTTCTTGCCACGCGAAATCGACCGGATCCGCCGGTAGGAACCAGCGACCGCGGCGACCAGCATCTCCTCGTAGGCCAGCCCAATCGTTGCCATCAGTCGATCACCGGGGCCCCGACGACCTCGTCCTCTCCGACGTTGTCCGTCGGCTCCTCCATCTCGCTCTCGTCGATCGCGCGGGCCTCCTCCGCGGAACGTTGCGCCGCCTGCAACTCGTCGAGGCTCCCGGCGTAAACGAATTCGAGCTGTCCGGCCCGGTCGGCCTGGAGCACGAAGGCGTCATGCGCGAGCGCGACTGGCTTGATCACCGGCGCACGCGGGATGAACCGGCCGACGATCACGCCTCGCTTGATGCGGAGCTCAATGTCCGCGCCAAAGCGCACCGGCTTGCCGTCGGCGTGGCGCTCGAGGCCCTCTTTCGCCGGGCCGAGGAAGGCCTCGACGACCTTCGCGAAGCCCAAACCCATCTTCACCGCGATGTCGTGTTCAGATGCGCTCATCAGAAGAACTCCAGATCTTCCCGCCGGCCGCCGGAGACGATCCGCAGCTCGGGAATGTCGCTGTGCAGGTAAAATCGTTGCGCCATCCAAGTCCGGACGTGCTTGCCCATCGGGCCCTCGCCGGCTGTGCGTCGCGTCTTGTCCAGCCACATCTCGACGACGTTGTCAGACTTTTTCTTCATCTTCAAATAAACATCGGCCCAGAACGGGATCTGCTCGGCCTTCGCCTCCCCTCGCTTGTTGCTCTCGCATGTCAGGAGGAATGAGGCCTCGCCTCGCGAGATCCGGCGCGCGAGCATCGCCCAGAGTCCGAACGCACGAAGCGAATCGAAGTAGTTCCCCGTCCCGAGGTTCACGATCGAGTTGATCGAGTCCATCACAACGAGGATCGGCGTGTCCATTTTCGCATCGACGGCGCACGCTACGTCCGCGCAGATCATCTCCGGCGTCTGACCACGACCAACCGAGAACAGATGGAAATTGTCGATGCAGTCTTCGAGCTCGGGGTGGGCATCGATGTTGAGATTGAAACGCTCGCGGAACCCGTCGTAGTCATCCTCCGCCAGGAACATGCACACCTGCCAGTGCCCAGACGCTGCGGCAGCCATCGCCGAGGATGTCGCCAGCATCGTCTTCCCGCTGCCCTTCTCGGCGGTGCAGGCGCTTACCCCGTAGAAACCGCCGGCGTGCTTGTCCACGTAGGCGAGCGTCGACGGCCACGTTTTCGGAGGCAGCGGGTCGTAGGGCTCACGCAGATCGATGTACTCGTTCTCGGTCGAGGCTTGGAGGGCCTCGATCATCGAGCTGATCGCAATATCGGCGCAGCTCAATCCGGCGGCCTTATCCAGTTCGTAGTGCGTCATCGGCCCCGACCCAGCTTCGCGAAGTGATCGACGCCGGGCCGGCGGATCGGGATGACGTTGCCGAGTGACGCTTCGATCGCCGCCACTTGTGCGTCGTCGCGCATTCGGGTGACGCGCGCGCGCGCATCGTCAATCTCCGATTCGCGAACGCGCGACCACCATGAGATGATCGCGCGCTTCTGCTGCTTGTATCTGTGTGTCTTGAATTTGAGCCAGATCAGATCGAACCAGGCTTGGACGTCGGCACTGTCGAGCTGCATGCCGATAGGATTGTTCTCGGCCAGCTCCTGCAGAAACGCAGGAGAGAGCACGGGCTTGTTCATTGGTGGACCCCCATCCGATCGCAGCATGTTAGCTGCGCTAGGAAATGTGGGGAGTGCAAAATCGTGCGGCAGTTAGCGGCGCCGGCGACGCCCGGTCTTGAAAGCTAACGGCGTTTCTGGGAGGAAGTGCCGCCACTCGAGATCAGGCCAGAACACCTGTACCAACTCGTCGATTGTGCGCGCGGTGCAGCGTGCGGGGTTCGCAGACCCCGACTCCAGATTCCGGTACTGCTGATCCTTCACCGTCTCACAGCGGTTGACCACGTCCGTGATCGTCCAGCCGCGCCGGCGACGGACCAGCCGGAAGTGGTTGGGCTTCTCCATCCGTGGCAGAATAGCCCAATCGGTTGTGACCGCATCCGTCACGCCTGCCGTCGACAATTATGGCGATACGGCATCCAAAGGAGATCTGCTATGGCCGACTGCCCCGATCCGGGCATCTATCCCGACGTGAGCTTCGACGAGTACTACGGGTGGGAGGCCGCGAACGCGACGCTGCTCAAGGCGATCGACAAGCGCACGCCGCTCCACGCACGAACGAGCCAACTGGAGCCTCGGGCCCCCACCCCGGCCATGCAGCTCGGCGACGCGATCCACGCCTGCATCCTCGAGCCCGACCGCTTCGAGGGGGAGTACGCCAAGGGACTCGAAGTCGACAAGCGCTCGAAGGCAAACAAGGAGGCCTGGGCGGCCCACCAGGAGGAGAACGCCGGGAAGACCCTCCTCTCGGTCAAGGATTTCGAGCGATGCGAGCAGATGCGAGCCAGGGCCGTGGGGGGGCACGCTGACGTGGCCCACCTCCTCGGAGCGGAGGGTGCGACCGAGGTCTGCATGGTGTGGGTCGACAAGCGAACGAACCTCGCCTGCAAGGCCCGCGTGGACAAGTTCACCACCTACGGCGACTGGCCGGTCCTCGTCGATCTCAAGAGTTGCCAGGACGCCTCCGGCTGGAAGTTTTCGCGCGACTGCCACACTTTCGGCTACGCCCTCCAGGCCGCCCATTACCTCGACGGAGCGCACACGCTCTCGCCGCGGGACCGGCAGTTCCTCTTCATCGCGATCGAGAAGGACGCGCCCTGGGCCGCGCAGATCCACGAACTGGGACAGGACTCCCTACGGACGGGAGAGTTGGCCCGCCGGCGAGCGCTGCGCCGCTGGGCGACGTGCCTGGAGACTGGCGAGTTCCCGGGCTATCCGCCGGGCGTATCGGCCATCGAGCTGCCTGAATTTGCCATCGACCTCGACGAATCACTCACCGAAGGAGACTGACACCATGGAAAACGAGAAGGCGCTGGTGGCGAATGCACCCACCGGCATGGCGCAAACGATCGAGTCGGCGGAAGCGTTCACGCTACGGCTTGAGCAATTCACGAAGCTCGCGAACGGGGTGATCCAGGCCGGGCTCGCGCCCAAGGGAATGTCGCGACCCGAGCAGGTGATCATCGCGATGCAGACCGGCCACGAACTGGGGCTCCCGCCGATGCAGAGCCTCAAGAGCGTGACCGTCATCAACGGTCGCTCGGGACTGATGGGCGAGGCCGCCCTCGGGCTGCTCAACGCCGTGTCCGCGCTCAAGCCCGGCACGCAATTCGAGAAGCACTACGAGGGCGAGGGTGATGATCTGGTCTGCACCGTCCAGCTCTGGCGGGCGGGACGCGAGGAGCCCTCGGAGCACAGCTTCGGGGTGGCCGATGCCCGCAAGGCGAAGCTGTGGGGGAAGTCCGGCCCATGGACGGACTACCCGAAGCAGATGCTGAAGTGGAGGGCGCTCGGCTTCCTGCTGCGCGACCACTTTGCGGACGTCACGATGGGGCTCGCCCTGGCCGAGGAGCTGCGCGACATCCCGAGCTCGGTGCGGGGGACCGATTTCAGCGCCCCCGCGGACCCCGGGGAAGACCCGCTGCTCCAGCAAGCCCTGGGCCACGCGGAAGACGCCGAGATCGTCGAGGATCGCGTGGACAATTCGGAGGTAGTCACTCCGGCAGATGAGGAGGACGTGCCCGGGGTTGAGCCCGCCCAGGTCAACGAGCAGGATCCGAGCTGGGTGCCGCCTGCGGGAGCGGTCGAAGAGGTGGTGGCCGCCGCCTGCGAGCCCTACTGTGACCTCGAGGACGGTCATCCAGGGAAGTGCGAGTCCATCCCTCGCGACCCCTACGAGGCGCCCCCGGTGACGCCGTCCGGGGAGACGGACGCTGGCCCCGAGAAAGTCCTCATCTGCAAGTGTGGGAGTCGCACCCTGGTGAAGAAGGGCACGCCGAGCCCTGTGGCGTGCGCGGCCACCGACTGCGGCCGGCGGTTCCGCAAAGTGCAGCGCGGACAGCGGAAGGGCGACGTAGTCAACGAGAAGGATCCGAGCTGGGTGCAGCCTGGTGAGGCACCCGAGGGCGAGCAGGGGGCGCTTCTCTAAGGGTCAC